GAGGGGTGGTCATGATTTACGAAAAGAACGAAGATTTAGACGGTGAAGACGATGTTACCGAAGTCCTTAATATGCTATCCGCTGCGCAAGAGGCCGACAAAGATCAGCGCGAACTAGCGAGAGAGGATGAGCATTTCTACTACAAAGAGGATGGCCAGTGGGAGCCTGACGTACTGCAGCGATTTGCTGGAAAGCCGCGTTATACCTTCGATAAAACCACCCCCATCGTTGACGCCATACGCGGCGAGATTTTGCAGAGCGAATTCTCTATCAAGCTTGTAGCTGGCGTTGGTAAGTCTAGTGAAGAGAATGCCGATATTATGATGGGCATTATCCGCAACATTCAAAACATTAGCGGGTTTAAAGATATTACGCACCAAGCCGCGACTGGCGCACTGGTGACTGGTCAAGCGGGGTGGAGAGTAACAACCGCTTACGTTGACGAAGACTCATTTGACCAAGACTTGATGATTGAGCTTATATCAAACTTCAATGATCGCGTTTGGTTTGATCCTGCTGCTGAACGACAAGACAAGTCAGATTCAAACTACTGCTTTGTGCTTCAATCGCTAAGCTGCGAAGACTATGAGGCAATGTTTCCCGATGCTGAGACTTATGCAAGCGTTGGCGATGATCTAGCTACAAACGTTTACACGAATAAGCCTAAAGTTATTATTGTTGGCGAGTACATCTACAAGAAGACCAAGAAGAAAACACTTGTAATGATGGACAATGGGCAGGTATACGAAGACAACGAAGACTTTAAAGCTATCGTTGATGAGCTGGAAGCCGCAGGCGTTAAAGAGTCTCGCCGTAGAGTTAAAGATGATATTGTCGTTTGCACTCGTTTCTTTAACGGTCAAGAGTGGTTAGGTGATTCAAACGAGACTGTGTTTGATTATATCCCTGTTATTCCGGTCTACGGCGAGTACGTCATAAGCGAAAACAAGTCTGTATGGCACGGGAAAATCCGTAAGCTAAAAGACCAGCAACGAGTCTATAACTATGCTCGCTCTCGCCAGATTGAAGAAATAGCATTGGCCCCTCGCGCTAAGTGGATGGTAACAGGTGAGCAGATAGAAGGCTTTGAGGAAGAGTTCGCAAGAATGAACACCTCGGTATCCCCTGTTCAGCGCTATAACCACGTTGATAATCAGCCGCCACCATTCCAAGCTGGCGGGGCACTGCCAAACCCTGCGCTAGATAACGCCTGTGCTGCTATGTCGCAAGATATTATTGAGACTGGTGGAGTGTTCGCTGCAAACCTTGGAAATAACCCTAACGCGCAGTCTGGTGTTGCTATTCGCCAGCTTCAAAACAAGGGCGATACCTCCACGGTTAAGTATTTTAATAACCTTGGCATAGCTATTACCCACACTGCCCGCATTCTAGTTAAGGCTATCAAGAAGATTTACGATACTGAGCGACAAATCAGAATATTGAGCGAAGACAACTCAAGCGAGATTAAAACTATTAATCAGCAGGTTTTCGATCAGCAATCACAACGCATGATTACCGTTAATGACCTAACCTCGGGCCAATACGATGTTATCTGTAGTTATGGCGCAGCATTCCAAAACCGTCAGCAAGAATCTGTCGCAGCCCTCATTGAGATTGCCCAAGTTGATCCTTCTGTTATCCAGCTTGGCAAAGATATTTTGCTTAAGAATACCAATGCCCCAAGCATGGATATTCTATCCGAACGCGCTCGCGCTCAAATGTTGCAGCAAGGCATTATCCCAGAGTCTCAGATGACCGATGAAGAGAGGCAGCAACAGAAGGCGCAACAAGCTCAGCAGAACCAGCAGCAAGACCCAAATGTCATGGCCGCTCAAGCTCTTGTCATGGAGGCTCAGGCGAAGATGAAGGGGGCGGAAAACCAAACGCTCAAGGTTCAAAGTGATGCGCAAATTCAAATGGCTAAGCTTGGTATTGATCAAGAGAAATCACAGTTTGATATGTTGATGGAAAAACTTGATAAACAGTTTGCTATGTTCCAATCCTTTGCTGATGTGCAGAAAACACAAGCAGAAACCAAGAAGATTATGGTCGATACAGCTATCAATGGAACACAAGCCATTCAGAATATTGAACAGCAAGACCGAGAGATAGCACAAACAGATCAAATGATTGATAATTCAATGAATCAGATGTAAAGTGTGTTCTACGCCTACGTGAGGCTTATCGCGGCATTTTATTTGAAGGTGACATATGACTGAAGAGCTACAAGACGATATTGAAAACGTTCAAGAAATTGAACAAACAGAAACCGATAGCGTCGATTACTCCGAAGCGGATCAACAAGACGAAAGTCAAGATGATCACGATTCCGAAGCTGACTTAGCCCCAGCTGGTGAAGGCCAACACAAGCAAAAGGTCAAGCTCACTAAAGAGCAGCAAGAACTGTTTGAGCAGAAAACCGCTAAAAGAGTTTGGGCGCAAAAAGACGCTGAGCGAAAGGCAAGAGCCTTAGAGCAGGAACTTAATGCGTTGCGCGCTGAGCGAGTGAGAACTGCTGCGCCCGTAGTGCCGCCAATGCCAGACCAGTTTGAAGACGGGTTTGAGCAGAAGCTGGCAGAGCGGGACAAGGCGATAGCTGCTAAGAGTCAATGGGACGCTGAGCAAGCCGTATACGCTAGGCAGCATCATGAGGCTGAACAACGGGTACAACAACAGCAACAACAGGCTTTTGAGAAATCAGTTGAAGAGTATGAAAAACGCTCATTAAGACTGGGAGTAGCGAAAGAAGAACTGATTAGCGCTGTAACGGTAGTTGGTAACTATGGTATTGACCGCGGGTTAATGAACGCCATTGTACAGGATGAGAACGGGCCGCTTATTACGACCTATCTTGCAAACAATCCTGATGCGATGGAAGAGATTATTAATCGTGATCCAGTATCCGCAGGTATCTACATTGCCAGAAATATTGTACCGAAACTTCAGCCACGAAAGACCAAAACCACTAATGCTCCTGAGCCAGCACCAGTGCTTCGTGGAAATGGCGCACCGCCAAAAGACAAGTACTACGTTGAGGGGGCCACTTTTAAATAAGAGGGCTAAACATGGCTAACAATTTAACCGCGAATACCACCTCGAAAGTAGCGCGAATTTTCTTAAAAGAATTTGAATCTTCACGCGTACTTTCTAAAACTGTCAACACCTCATTAGTAACACCCGAGTTCGCGCCTCAATTTGGCGATACTGTAGCGTTCAAGCGCCCACACCAATATCGCTCAGTTTCAACGACTGACGGTGATATTTCAGCAGCAACCAAAAACAGCATTATCTCTGGCTCAGCTTCTGCAACTGTTCAGAACTACTTGACCGTTCCTATCGAGTGGACGAACAAAGAAGAAGCGTTGCAAATGGATCAGCAAGCAGAAATCTTGCGCCCTGCTGCACAACAATTGGCTATCGACCTAGAAACTACCTTTGCTACCTACATGCAGAAAAACGCAGGCTTGCATTACGGTACTATCGGCACTCCAATTTCTTCATGGGGTGATGTTGCCGGAACCAACTCATTGCTTAGCTCTATCGGTGTGCCTATGTCTGGTAACCGCTATGCTGTAATGAATCCATTTGCAATCCAAGCATTGGCAGAAGCTCAAGGCGGCTTACACTCAGGCTCTAACAACTTGGTTGATACCGCATGGGAAAAAGCACAGATCAGCCGCAACTTTGGTGGTATTCAAGGTCTTGTGTCTAACTCCTTGCCAACCATTCAGTTGGGTGCTGCTTCTGACCGCGCTGGTACTGTATCGGTTGCGCCAGATGCTACTTACGTTGCTGCTCGCTTGACCATGACTCAAACCATTACCGTGACCGCATTGTCTACAAGTTTGGCAAATGCTGTGCGTGCTGGCGATACAATCAAGGTTACTCAAGCTCAGCGTAATGTGTTGAACGTTCGTTCACGCAGCGTGGCTTACGATCAGTCAGGCCCAATCGCTTGGTACTACAAAGTGGTTTCTACCACTGGCACCACTGACGGCTCAGGCGCAGTTGCATTAACTGTAAGCGCTGCTGCAATTAGCGAGGCAAACGGCCAATACAACAATATCTCTAACCCGATTCAGGTTGGCGATACTATTGAAATATTGGGTACTGCAAATGCCTACGTTCAACCAAGCTACTTCTACCATGAAGATGCGTTCGGCATTGGTTTCATTGATCTTCCCAAGTTGCACACATGGGATACAGTAATGAACACCAAAGACGGCATCTCTATCCGTATCACTAAATACTCGGATGGCGATAAAAACAAACAGTACCTACGTGCTGACTTGTTGCCAGCTTTTGCCACGCTCAATCCTTTGTTTGCTGGTACTTTCTACGGCTAACACTTGGCCCCGCTTCGGCGGGGCATCTTCTTGGAGGCTGTATGACTCATATCACCCTATTCAAAAAATTCGACAAAACCATTGTTAAGGCGAGCATTTATGATCGTGATTTAGAAATCATGATCAATGAGGGATGGCTGCGCACTGAGCAAGAGGCTGTTGATTCAAAGACCGATGTAAAACCTGTAACCACTAAAAAAAGTGATAAGTAATGGCCTACACAGTCGAGCAAGTAATCCGCCCAGCGCTACAAGAGCTTATGGCTCAGGGTTCAGAAACTCCACTAGAAGCTGATGAATATAGAGACTCTATTCTAAAGCTCAATATGTGGATGGCTGATCTTGCGGCTCGCGGTGTTGACCTTGGCTATACGCCTGTTGATTCATTATCCGACACTGTTACCGTCCCTGACGGGGCTATCTTTGGCATAGTTTCAAACCTAGCCATTTTGATGGCTCCACAATTCGGCGCTATGCCTTCTAACGAGCTTTACAGAAGCGCAAAGCGCGGCATGAATACGATATATAAGCTCGGTCAAGTTATTGTTGATACCGAATACCCAGAGACATTGCCGCGAGGCTCAGGCAACAACCCAAGCCCATTCTGGGGTGATAATTTCTATCATTGGAATGATGGAAGCGTAGGGGATGCTGATGCCAATAGTTGATCTGCCAGTCTATGGCGGTTCATACGCCACCAAATCAAAGCTGTTTAGCTCTCAGCGTTGGGTGAATATGTACTACTCGCCTGCTCAAGGTGCTGCGCTTTCTGATGGAATGGCGGTAGGCGTTGAAGGTGTTGATTTAGTGGCGACTGCAGGAGATTTTCGCTACACATCTCGCGGATGTCTAGTAATGGACGGGATTCCGTATCGTGTCCAAGGTGGAACGTTACAACGCCAAAATTATGACGATACTTTGACAAATCTAGGTGTTGTTGCTGGCGAAGAGCGTGTGTCAATGGCTACCAATGGTACGCAATTGATGATCGTGAACGAGCTAGGGAATGGGTATATCTACGATAAAGATACGGCCCTATTAACCGCGATTAGTTCCACAGCCTTCACAGGCGATAACGGCAAGCCTTTGAGTGTTTGCTATGCCAGCGGGTCGTTTATTTGCCCGACTGATGAAAAGAAATTTATAGGCTCAGGCATTGACGATGGCTTGAGCTGGAATGCGCTCGACTTCTCAAGGGCTGATGGCGACCCCGACAAAATAGTCTCTAGCTTGTCATTCCGTGGGCAGCTTTACATGCTTGGCGAAACGACTAACGAGGGATTCCAGTATGTTGGTGGTGCTGACTTCCCTTGGGCCAAGAATGGCGTATTGATTAATAAGGGCTTGTCTTATCGCCATGCTGTAGTGGTTACCTCTGACGCGTTCTTTTGGCTTGGTGCTGGTGTAGGCGAGACTCCTGCAATATGGGCCTCAACCGGACAAAACGCACAGAAGATTTCAACGGATGCAGAAGATTACTTTATCCGTGGCGAGTTAACCAAAGAAGGCATAGAAAACACCTTTGCTTTCTACTATTCGCAAGACGGTAACTACTTTGTAGGGTTCACATTCCCAAGCAAAACGATTGTGTACAACATTACATCACAACGCTGGTTTGAGCGTGAATCATTGATAGATGGGGTTGCGTTCAGGTGGAGGGCTAACTGTTTATGTCAGGCTTACGGCGCCATCTATATTGGTGATTTTAAAGACGGGCGCATTGGTAAGCTAGACGACTCATTATTCACTGAGTACGGCGGCTTAATGGTTTCCAAATGGATTGGCCAGCCTTTCTACAATTCCGGCAGGCCGATATTCATTAGCTCTGTAAAAGTGACGTGTGAGGCTGGTGTTGGTAACGCATTGGCGACTGATCCAAAAATTAGATTGGCGTTTTCAACTGATGGCCGTACCCAAGGCTATGAGCGTGAAAGATCACTAGGAAAGGTAGGTGAATATCACCGCGTTACCAAGTGGAACCGTTGTGGCCGCTTCGATCATATCGTGATGTTAATTCTCACAATGAGCGATAAAGCCAAGCGCATGATTTTGAAGATTGAGGCTGACATTAGATGACTTTAGCTCTACCGCCTTTTGAGATTACCAAAGAAGATAATCCAACCGACCCAATGCGGCTATTCATGGCTAATCTAGCAAACCTAGACCCAATCAAAGGCGATGGATCACCGGAGGGCGTAGTAGAAGCAATGCTCTACACCCCATACCTAAACAGAACAGGCTCAACGGGGTCTCTACTATGGTTCAAGATGCTTCCAGAGATAGCGGGCGATGTGAAGCGCGGATGGATAGCTGTGTAATTTATCAGGGCTTTAAGCCTGAATTATTCAAAGAAATTGCTACCAATCCGCTGGTTTTACCTTGGATTAAAGATGACGAAGCCATAGAAGATTTTAACTTTCCAGATTGTTTTTTGTATGTGATTGCAAGCTTGAATGGTGAGGATGTTGGGTTATTCATGCTTCACAAAGTAAACCTAATCACTGTAGAGATTCACACCATTTTCCACCCGAAAGCGTTTGGCAAGGTATTAAGTTTCTCGAAACAAGTTATAGATTGGGTTTTCAGCAATACCGATTATGAAAAGATGATTACTCACGTGCCAGAAGACAACCCAAAGGCCAAAAGACTGGCTGAAAAGTCTGGAATGGAGGTTGAAGGCGTCATCAAAAAAAGCTACAGACGAAACGGCAAGAATATCGATCAATTTATTTTAGGAGTAAGCAAATGCCAGCAATTCCCGCAATTGTAGCTGTAGCTGGTACGGCATACGCTGCCAACAAGCAGAACCAGAGCGCTAAAGATGCAACTAAAGCTCAGGCGAGCCAAAACGCTTCTGATCGCCAGTTTCAAGTTGAGATGGCAAATCAAGCGCGTAATGACGTAACAAGCATGTACCCGCAAATGCAGCAAAACGCCATGTTGGGCGGCCAAGCTGCGCTTACAACATTGAACAACGCATTCCCGCAGCAAACCTATGCGAGACAGCAAGGCACACAGAATGCTATTGCAGCGCTATTAGGTGGACAGGGTACGCAAATCAAACCTAACTTTGATTTCATGCCCAAGCAGCTACCAAATTACCAGTTATACCAAAACCCCAATCAAATGGGGCCACAACAGGCACAGCAACCGAATAACCAAGCGACTAATGCAATCATTCAGCAGTTGCTAGGCGGCAGCAGATACGATTTAGCAGCGGGGACAAGATAATGACGCCATACCAATCATACCCACAGGTGGCGAATGCAAACCTTACGCCATTACAGCCTTATCAGCAGTACGCGCAGCAAAACACTGC